AGGAGCTTCTTTAGGCGTATCTACTCGCGGTATGGGTTCTATCAAAGAAAATAAGCAAGGCTTTATGGAAGTACAAGATGACTTTCATCTAGCTACTGCTGCTGATATCGTAGCAGACCCATCTGCTCCAGATGCATTCGTTCGTGGCATCATGGAAGGTGTAGAATGGGTATGGGATAACGGTCTTCTTAAAGCACAAAAGCTTGAAGAGATGAAGAGAACAATTAAAAGAACTTCATCAAAGAATCTCGATGAAGCAAAGCTAAGTGTATTTGCTAGCTTTCTCAACGAATTGGTTAAAAAATAAGTTTTAATAAATATATCAAACATAATTTTTAGAAGGAGTTTCTAGATGAATCTTACAGAAACGATTAGAAAGATGAAAGACGTTGAGTTAGACGAAGCTGTACAAACTGGTGGTGGCGCCACTGGTGTTGCTAAAGCTGCAGAACCAACCGGCGTACGTGCTAAGGCCCCAGGCAACAGCAAAGTTCAAGGCGATCTTGCTCCAGTTAAGATCGTAGATCCTAACAATCCTGGTGTAGAAGACACAGATACAGAAACCAATACAAAGCCAACAGGCGATGTTTCTGCAAAGAACAAAGCTTCTATTGCTGCTAAAGGAACAGGTATGAAAGAACACATCGATGTAATGTTCGACGGAGAAGATCTCTCTGAAGAATTCAAAGAAAGAGCTGGTACAATCTTCGAAGCTGCCGTTAGCGAGCGCGTTATCGAAATCACTACTGCTCTAGAAGAAGAATATGAAGCTGCACTTAATGCTAAACTTGAAGAAATTGAAGAGCAGTCAATTCAAGATCTAGAAGGTCTTGCTGCCAAACTTGACGAATATCTAAACTATGTTACAGAACAGTGGATGGAAACCAATGAAATTGCTGTTGAATCTGCACTTAAGTCAGAAATCACAGAAGAATTTATTGAAGGCCTAAAGAATCTATTTGCCGAGCACTACATCGACGTTCCTAGCGAAAGATTTGACGTCGTCGAAGAACTATCTGCTCGCGTACAAGAACTCGAAGATCAGTTGAACGAAGCTGTTAACGAAAATATTGAACTCGTTGCTTCAATCAATGAAATGAACACTGAAGAAGTTTTCAACGAAATCTCAGAAGGCCTAGTAGCTACTCAGGTTGAGAAGTTCAAGAAGCTAACCGAAGGTGTAGAGTACGACGATCTTTCTAACTATAAGAAAAAGCTTCAGATTATTAAAGAGAATTACTTCGGCACTGCTAAGGCAGAGAAGAGAACCTCAGGTCTTCTTGAAGAATCTTTCGAAGGTGAAGAAGAAGCGCCAGTAGCAAAAGGTCCTATGGCCCACTATATGAAAGCCATTAGCAGAAACATTGTTAAGTAAAAACATTTGTTTTATAAATAGTAAAATAGCAAGATAATTGATTGCTAACAAAGGAGAAAAACCAATGATTCTAACTGAAGAAGCACAAAGAAAGTGGGCCCCAGTCCTACAGCATCCTGATCTACCAAAGATTGCCGACACACATCGTCGTGCAGTTACGGCAGTCATTCTAGAAAACACAGAGAACGCACTCCGTGAAGCCGGCCGTCAGCTTGGTTATCAGCAGCTTCTTGGTGAAGCCGCTCCAACCAACTCAATGGGCGCTTCATCTTCAACAGCCTCTGCAGGTAACGTTGACATTTTTGATCCAGTACTAATTTCACTAGTTCGTCGTTCAATGCCTAACCTCATTGCTTATGACATCTGCGGCGTACAGCCAATGACAGGCCCAACAGGTCTAATCTTTGCAATGCGCGCTCGCTATACAGATCAAACCAGTGCAGAAGCTCTCTATAACGAAGCGAATACTTCATTCTCTTCACCAAGAGTACCAAACACTGCTGCTTTTGGTAACGGTCAAGTCGGTACAGTTCCTTCTGCTAACAGCAACGTTAGCAATGCCCTTTACAACATGGGTATTGGTCTACCACTAGCCAATGCTGAAGCTCTAGGTACTACTTCTCATCCTGCAATTCCTGAAATGGCATTCAGTATTGAGAAGGTAACAGTAACAGCTCTAAGCCGCGCTCTAAAGGCTGAATACTCAATGGAACTCGCTCAGGATCTTAAGGCTATTCATGGTCTAGATGCTGAAACAGAACTATCCAATATTCTTTCCGCCGAAATTCTAGCTGAAATCAATCGTGAAGTAATTCGCACGATCAACATTACAGCTGTACGCGGTGCTAATACTGGTACAACTTCACAAGGCATATTTGACCTTGATACAGACTCCAACGGTCGTTGGTCAGTTGAAAAGTTCAAGGGTCTAATGTTCCAGGTTGAACGTGAATGTAACCAAATTGCTAAAGACACACGTCGTGGCAAAGGCAACATCCTCATCTGCTCAAGCGACGTAGCTTCAGCTCTTCAGATGGCCGGTGTTCTTGATTACGCTCCTGCTCTAAACAGCAACAACCTAAACGTTGACGATACAGGTAACACCTTCGCCGGTGTACTCAATGGTCGTATTCGCGTATACATCGATCCCTATACAACCGGTAACTATCTAACGACTGGTTATAAGGGTTCCAGCCCATTTGACGCCGGTCTATTCTATTGCCCATACGTTCCACTCCAGATGGTTCGTGCAGTCGATCAGAATAGCTTCCAGCCAAAGATTGGCTTTAAGACACGCTACGGCATGGTAGCCAACCCATTTGCAGAGTCTGGCAACGCCTCAACTCCTGCAAACAGCGGTCGTCTAGTCGAAGATACGAACCTCTATTATCGTCGTATTCTCGTCAACAACATCATGTAATTGAGGCGAGACAGCCTAAAAGAGGGGACGCAATGTCCCCTCTTTCTTATAAGAATAAAGTTTTTAAAATTATAGGAGAGTTCCCGCTCTCCTATTTTTTTGCATAAATAATGACAAAGGAGATCTTATGTCAGCAGTAGATAATCAACCTTCAAACAAGAACTTTCTTTCCCCATTAGGATTTAGATTCTTAATCAAGAAAACTCCTAATGTAAACTGGTTCGTACAATCCGTGAACTTACCTGGAATAAGTTTGCCTGAAGCTGTGATGCAAACTCCTTTCGTCAACATTCCTTTTTCTGGTGAACAGATGACATTTGAAAAGTTACAAGTAACCTTTCGTGTCGATGAAGATATGGCCAACTATCTTGAACTTCATAATTGGATGATTGCCACGGGATTTCCAGAAAGGTTCGATCAATATGATGGCATTGGCCCTGATTCTTCAAATAAAAATCGATTCAACAAACCAGGCCAATTAAAGTCAGATGGCACGCTTTTTGTCATGAATTCTGTGATGAATCCTATCGTAGAAGTTCATTTCTTTGACTTAGCTCCTATCAATCTATCTGGCTTTTCATTCGATACAAAGTTGTCTGATGTAACCTATGTGGAAGCCACCGCAACCATTTCTTACCTTCGTTACACTATTTCTGCTGTCTAGGCATTTACAATTTAATTCTACTGTAGTATAATCTATGGTATCCTGAATAATATTGATATAGGATTTAATCATGAAATTAGAAGAGATTCAATCTCTTTGGGAAAAAGATAGTCAGATCGATAGGTCCGAACTAGGTGAAGAAAGTCTAAAGATAGCTCAGTACCATTCGACCTACTTCAAGATGTACTCTGAGGAAAGACTCCTACTTAAGAAACTTGAATACCAATATAAGACGTTATATAAAACTAAGCATGAATACTATAATGGTACGCTTAGCCAAGAAGAACTGAAAGAGAATGGATGGAATCCTTTCACTCTGAAAGTACTTAAAACTGATCTGAATATATACTTAGAAGGTGATACGGATATTCATAACGCTCAGCTTAAGATAGAGTACCAGAAAGAAAAGATCAATCTGCTTGAGAACATCATTAAAGCTTTGAATAACCGTAATTACCAGATAAAGAATGCGATTGATTGGGCTAAATTTATGAATGGTGTATGATGGATGTAGTACGCGTAGAGAAACTAAATGAAGTATACAACAGAATCCATTGTGAATCTTGGTTGGCCAAGGAGATCGATTCATTTTTCACCTTCAAAGTTCCTGGTTACCAGTTTATGCCTCAGTATAAGTCTGGTATGTGGAATGGAGATGTGCACATATTTAATGTGCGTGGCCAAGTGTTATATGGAGGACTAAACGGGTATCTCGAGAAGTTCTGTGAAGAACGTGAATATCAAATAGAATACCTAACTGACTTTAGTGCTGATGAGTTCTCTCTTAAAGAAGCACAAGACTTCATCTCCTCTCTTGCTCTCCCATTTCAACCAAGAGACTATCAAGTAGAAGCATTTGTCTATGCAGTTCGCAATCGCCGAGCTGTCCTCTTATCTCCCACTGCATCTGGTAAATCATTCATCATCTATCTGATCAGCAGATGGTTTAGTGCTCGTACTCTTCTTATCGTTCCTACTACATCTCTTGTTCATCAGATGTATACTGACTTCCAATCTTATGGATATGACTCTGAAAAGTATTGTCATAGGATCTATTCAGGAGAAGAAAAGGATGTAGACAAACCAA